CCTATCTAGCCGGCTCAGGCTCTCGTGCATGTGCCAGACCGGCACGCCTTCGATATGGCGAGGCCAGTCAGCTAGCATCGCATCATTCTCAGCTTCGCCCCCTACGATCACGTCTGGTATCAGCGCCCAATCGAACCCTGGGTGGCGATGCCACTCGTCGCACCACTTTGTGTATCCGGGGACGTCGAGTATTTCGCCCCGTTTCCACACGCTGAAAGCACCGTTGTCGAATACGAACGATTGGCACACATCGGCCACGATCGCTACGTCGTCCTTACGCGGAAATGGTACCAATGCGTGCCGGCCGATCAGGAACCGTGCGACATCCTGGCGCGAGCCGCCGATCGGCGTGCCATGGTAGTGGATCATTTTGGCCCCAGTTCCAAACGGCATTTGTCGCCAGCAACACGTGAAACCGTAACTGAGTACACGGGAATCGACTCATTTACCTTCGCCGCGATGAACTCGCAGAGATTTTCCAGGGTCGCAGGCCCGAGCCCTTGGATTTGATCGAGAAACTGATGGTCAAGATGTTCTCGAATCTTGGCGACGATGCCCCGCAGGACAAACAGATCCACGACGAGCGGGCCCACTTTCCCAGATCGAGCGAGCTCGATCATCCCGCTTTCTCCTTTCGTGCCGCGAACCGTTATTTCAGCCTGGTACGTGTGTCCGTGGATGCGGGCGCTCTGTTCGAATTCGAAAAGCGGCACCGTGCGGTGAAGCGCGTGCGCGGCTTCGAAGATAAAAGACTGCGATAGTTCATAAATCATTCTCGGCCTCCGCAGGTTCGAAATACTCTTGAGGGCGCATCTCGCCCGTCTGTGTGTACCAGCACGCCGGGCTGCCCATGCGGTGCGGCGGTCGGCTCGCTGTGTTGTCATCGCCCCAGGTGGGGTACCCAGCGCACGTGCAGAGCGAGTACCACCCGCGGTCGGCCGCCATGTTCTTGATTACCCGGAACTTGGTGCCGCCACACCCGTCGCACTTACGGGGCACCTTGTAGCTGTCAGGGTGTTTCGGGAACACATAGCGCAGCTTGCATTTTTCCTTGCTGCAGCGTACGTTCCAGCGAGTCATTCCAAATGCTCCTTCAAGGTGCTCATCCCCATCAGCCAGTTCGGGCTGATCTCGAAGAACTTGGCGATCTCGACCAAGTTCCAATACCCCGGTGAATACGCACCCATCTCCCACAACCGGATCGTGGGTACCGTCACTCGGATCTCAGAGGCGAGCTGCTTGCGCGAGAGCCGGCGCTTGGTGCGCAGGTTCACGAGCCGACCCCCGAAGCCGCTCGGGCCTACTCCCTCGAATAGCTCATACTTTGGTTTTGGCATCTTGGTTCTCTGTTATGGCAGACTTGCGGCGGTCTGCGAGCACCCCATCAGCACTACGGCCCGTCGACCTCTGACAGCCTCCCTGGTGCACTAATCAACGCCAACTCTCCTTTCGAAGGCCTGGCAAGTGTGGAGGGCTTTATATAAAACGCGGTGCTTGGCGGCACTGCGCGTAAAACGATTACTGGCCCGATTTCACCAGATGCTTGCGATACCACGCCACCAGGGCCTTACGCCCTTCGACGTCAAGCCCGAACCCGGCCTTGATCTGGTCGAGCACTTCGTCGTCGGTCATGCGCCCGTCGATAATGAACTTGCGCAGGATCGCCGTGGCCCCAGTGTTCGACAGAGAAGTGCGGGGTACTGCCCCCACTTGCTTAGCCTTTGGCGGCTTTCCGACTCCAGAGAACCCTTGGGTCGTAAAAGTATCGCCCGGCTTCGGGCTCTCGGTCTTCACGATGGGCAACTCCTTCGCAGGCTCTTGCTCGATCGCTTTCGGCGGCACCAGGGGCGCAGGCTTCACGATCGGGACCGGGGTGTTGGCGGGCGTCCTAGCGATCGTGCCCGGCACGTGCATGGTCTTAGGGGCAAAGGCTGACGCAGGCGGCGAGGTCTTCACTGCGGGTTTGTTCAAACTGCTCGGGGGTTTGGCAATGTTTGCCATGTGCTTCTCCTTGTGGTCTTCGGTTGAATTCGACGAAGCTCGGAGATGCCAAGCGTTTGGGGCTTGGCTCTCGTCCTCAGCGATGTTGGTACAACGGTTGCAGTATAGAAGATTTATTTTGTGGTGGGCAAGTTATTTCTTGCGACGCTTAGCAATCTCCTGCAACGCGTCGAACAAACCCTGCTGCCCCTTGGCCTTGCGCTTCACCGCGATAAGCATCAGCTCATCCACCGTGTCGCGCATTATCAGGTGGTGCACGAACACACGCTTGGAGGTGTTGCCTTGTCTGAGCACGCGGCGGATAAACTGCTCGTACAGTTCCAGGTCGAATGTCATCGAATGCCAGCATACGTGGCAGCCCGACTCTTGCAGGTTCAACCCGTGCCCGGCCGCCTGGGGGTGCGCGAACAGCACCGGTAGTTCGCCGCGGTTCCACTGCCCCTCTAGCTCTTTTGAGCGCTTGGTGCTCACCCCACCCCCGATGTACGGGATGTCCTGCCCGAACTTGATGCGCAAGCGATCCAGGTCGTGCTCAAAATCGTAGGCCACAAGCAAAGGTTGGCCTTGCAGTTCGTCGATCAGGTCGGCCAGCGCGTCGACCTTCACGGTGTGTAGATTCGCCCACTCGCGCTGGGTCTTGGCGAGCTTGAACCCCGTGATCTCCAGGTCGGGAGTGAGATAGATCCCGCCGTTGGAAACCTGCCGACATTTTACCGACGCCGACGCCGCGTTCTGGGCCACGACAACACCCTGCTCGATCTTCATGATCAGGTCATCATGCAACTGGTCATAGAGCGGTCGTACATCGGCGGGCAAGTCGAGCTTGATGATATTCACGACCAGTTGGGGTAACTCTAAGTAGTCCTCGGCCGCCATGCGCAGCGCTAACGGGGCGATCCGCTCGTAGATCTCCTTCTCGGCGCCGGGTCTGGGGCGCCATACGAACTGGGATGGTTTACCGTTTTCCCCTGGTGGGTTCTCGAAGTATTTATTACGGTAGTGTGTGATGAATTGGCCCAACGAACGGCCTTGGTCAATAACGAACGCTTGGCCGAAGAGATCGAGCAGACCGTTGCTGGCCGGCGAACCCGTAAGGCCCCAGCGACGTGCGAAGGTATGTAGGACCAGCTTCAAGGCTTTGAACCGGTTCGTCCCGGTATGCTTGAAAGAACTTAGTTCGTCAACCACCAGCGTATCAAAACCCAAAGCCTTAACACGCTTGGTATCAACCTCCACCTTAGTCTTTGTTGCGCCCGTGCGCGTTTGGTACTTGGTCTTCGTCACACCGAACAGCCAGTCCAATCCCTCCGGGTTAATGACGTAGATGTCCGCCTCAGTCTCAAGCAGTTTATCCTTCTTGGGGCCATGCAGCACCACCACCCGCAAGTCGGCGAAGTCGGACCACTTCTCCCGCTCGGCCGGCCAAACGAGCCAGCATACCCGCAGAGGTGCAATGATCAGCACCTTGCGGATCAGTTGGCGCTTGAGCAGGAACTTGATGGCCGCGAACGTAATGCTTGTTTTCCCCAGGCCGGGTGCTAAGAGCAACATCGCACAAGCGTGCTCAAGCGCGAACTTGATCGCTTTCTTTTGATAATTCCAGGGCTTGTAGGGCACTGGTGTCTTGGGCAATTCGAAATGCTCTTCCTGCACGGCTTTACGTGGTGGCATCGCGTACCCCCATACCTGCCTCATGCAACTCCGCCGCCAAGCGCTTGGCCCTCCGCACCGCCTCAACCACAGCAGCCAGCGCGACATCCCGATCATCATGCACTTGCACGTCGTAGCCCAGCTTCTTGAGCTTCGCGTGCACTTCTATCTGCCGCGGGTCGGGGCGGCCGCCAAGCCTCTTGTACTCGTGCATGAGCGGCCGGCCGCCAGGGATCAGGAACATCCGATCCGGGTACCCACCCCCAATCGAAAGCTTCACGCTCTCGACACCATAGTCTGAGCGGGCATGTTTCACCACCCAGCGCTCAATTGTTGCTTCAGGACCGGCCATGATCACCCTCCGCGGCGCGCATCAGTCCATAGACGCGTGGGTGGATAATGCGCTTGGAGAATTCATCGAGATTCATTGCCAGCTCTTCATAGCGGACCAGGAACCTCATGCCGAAGAGATTTTCGTTATGCGTACGAGCTTCCACAGATACTTCGAGCCCTACTATTTCAGCTACTGGATAAACCAATACATGGAGTCTCGCGAACAACTTGGGGGCCAGAGTATCGATCACCATTTCGGTCTCTTTAGCAATCACATAGGGTGTAATAAAATATTTCATATCAATCTCCAGAATGCCCGTTTTCGCACACCAGGCCCGTCGACGTCGGGATGAGGGGGAGCGAGCAGCGCGTGCAGATAGGCCAGCGCTTATCATTACCTACGGGCGATTGGCTCGCCACCAACTGACCGGCCCCCATCAGCTCAGCAGCAGTCCAGGAGGTGGCAGACGGGCGCACCATACGCCCCGACGCCTCTCTTTCCACGCGCCGACCGTCGAGCGCCGAGGGCGGGGCCGCACGCCGGCTCACGTCTTGCAGCGCTTGCAGGTACACGATCGCGCAACGCGCCTGGTGCGCAGCGTCATCGAGCGCATTGTGGTACACGCCCGAACGTATCGGCAGCTCTACGGAGTCCGGCGCGAAGAGCCCCTTGAGGGTGCGTAGGCAGCGATCATTCCAGAACGACCAAGGTAGCTTCAACCCCACTCGGGCATAGGCGACGGCCAAGAACGCGTTGTCAAACGCGGCCCCGTTACCCCATACGCAGGTGTGCGCTGTGCCGTCGTGCTGCAGTCCCTCTAGCCATACACCGAATGCATGCAGGACCTCTTTAACCGGCAGCCCCTGGTCATTCATGGCTCGGTCGAGTGTCACTCGGGCCTCGGGGCTCTGCTTATCCCACCACGCCTTCGTGTCCGAGGACCAGGTGAAGCCATGCTTCAAACACGAGTCGAAATTGATGATCTCGTGGAAGCGGCGGCCGACCGTGCCTCGTATGGGGTCGAACTCGATGGCGCCGATGGATAAGATCGCGCCTCCGGGCGCGGTGTCCATGCTTTCTATGTCGATTGATACGTGGTTCATGCTTGTTGCTCCTGTGTCGCCACCCCGTACACGCGTGGAGTTACGTTCCAACCATCCAAAATGGCCTCGGCCACCATGCATGAACTCCATTCGCCACCCCGACAAATGTTATCGTCGCACCAAGTTTTAAAATCTAATTGTTGCTGCCAATAGTTAGCGTTCTGCTCATCGGTGTGGATCTTTCCATCCGTGGTTTTGAACCCCTTTACAAATTCCACGTTGCCGCGTTTGATTTCGGTACGCATTTCGTAATCCTCAGAAGGCACATGGGCCGCCGTTGTCCTTGCGGAAATGGCACCATGAACAGAGATTGTTGGGGCGCGGAGCGAAGACCGTATCGCTCAGCATCGGGGCCACGCGTTTTTCCCAGACCTTCTTCAGGCGCGGGATGTCGGCGCGGGTGTAGGTGATAGGCTTATCCACGAGTGGGTACACGACTCCGAGATCCAGGTAAATCAAGCGCGGCTTCACCTTCTGAATATGCTCGTGCAGCAGCAATGCGGTGAGCGCGTAAAGCTCAAGCTGCTCCAGATACTCGGCGTTTTTGTCTTCCCGAAATTTCCCTGTCTTCCAGTCCGTGACGATCAGCGTTTCATCGTCCTCGTGGTGGGCCAAGTCGAGCTTGATGCGCAACCAGCAGCCATTCCAATCATTCCATGTGGTTTCCGACCAGTCACTGCGAAATGACCATTGATCCTCTGCAGTCATAGACTGGCTGATCTTCTTGTACATCGCTCTTAGACGTACAAGTTCGTCTTTGAACTTGGCCAACTCAGGAGGCGTCTTCGCCGGTATCTCGCCTTTGACGTAGCGCTCGGCCAGCTTGTGCACCATTTCGCCGCGAGCCATCGCTTCGTTCTGAGGTTCCTTCAGCTTCATGATCGCGCTGTACTTCAGCTTCGCTGGACACTGCTGATACGTCTGGTAGCGACTGAAGCTCCAGGCGGTCAGGGGCTTGATGGGGATTACTTTTTGTGCGGTCATAGCTTCTTGCCCTTTTTATCGTAGTCCTTCAGGTCATTCCAATTGGTACTCGACGTGCTGCCCTCGGACAGCATAGGCACATCGAACTCGACTGACTCCATTGCCACACGAAGCACTTGCATCTCAGTCGGCACGCTGCGCTTCGGGGTGCTGGCCGTGATCTGGTCATGCACGTTGAGCAAGATCCGGGTCAGGGGGCTCTTGGCCGCATGGAACCGGATGATGGCCTCCTTGGTGCAATCTGCGGCGCTCCCCTGAATTAATCCATTAGCCATTTTGTAATCGAAGGTGACGAGCTTCCCGTTGATAATCTTATCGGCTTCGCAGTGGACCTCCCGCTCGCCCCAGGTACGGAACGGCACCCCTGAACGAGATCGGGCTTTCATGTCTTTATACATGTCCA